TACAAACTATATTTAATCTTGTGGAAAAGGAGGCGAAACAATGGCAAAACGAAGTAGAACTAATAAAGAAAGCACTGAGAAAAAAATTAGACCTGCAACAACTCCAGAAGCAAGAGAGAATCAGATGATAGCTTTAGCTGTAGACTTAGCTGAGAAACAACTTATAGAGGGGACTGCGTCTTCTCAAGTGATAACTCACTATCTGAAACTAGCTACAACTAAAGAAAAGATAGAAAGGGAGATACTTGAGAAGCAGAAAGAACTTATAGTTGCTAAAACCGAGAACTTGCAATCAGCTAAGAGAATCGAAGAGCTATATTCTAATGCTCTTAAAGCAATGCAGAACTATAGTGGTCAAATACCTGGTACAGATGGGGATGAAGATGATGAATATTAGAACCTATCAAGAATTAATTAAGCTAAAAACATTTAAAGAGCGATACCGTTATCTAAAATTAGGCGGTAAAGTTGGTGAAGAGACATTTGGCTTTGACAGATACTTAAATCAGAAATTTTATAGGTCAGCAGAGTGGAAAAGAATAAGAGATTATGTAATTCTACGAGACAATGCCTGCGATTTAGGAATAGAGGATAGAGAGATTGATAATAGAATCATCATTCATCATATGAATCCTTTAACAAAGTATGATGTAATTAATCAGACAGAGTTTTTGTTAAATCCAGACTACATGATTTGCACTACTAAAAGAACTCATGATGCAATACACTATGGCGATGAAGATATACTGTTTGGAGAATTTATAGAAAGGTCTAAAAACGATACTTGCCCATGGAGGAGGTAATGTAAATGATGGAAAGTATATTACTTTCAATAAAGAAACTATTAGGTATAATGCCTGAGTATACAAATTTTGATGACGATATAATTATTCATATAAATACGGCTTTTGCTATGTTGAATCAATTAGGTGTTGGACCAAAAACAGGTTTTATGATAGTAGATGAAAACTCAAGTTGGAATGAGTATACAAATGAGAATAATCTTAATATGGTTAAAACTTATATTTATCTAAAAGTAAGATTGCTTTTCGACCCACCCACTAGTAGTGCTTTAATTGAAAGTATTAATAGAACCCTATCTGAAATAGAATGGCGTATATTTTTGGAAGGAGATCCTAAAATAGAAGATACACCACCTTCTGATGAAGAATAATTCGAAAGGAGGTGAGAGTATGAACAATGAGCTTAAACATTTCGGGGTCAAAGGTATGAAATGGGGAATTAGAAGATATGAAGATAAAGCTGGACATTTAACTCCTGCAGGTAAGAAAAAATACGGCGACCGCGAACATGATGACAATCTTTCTAATAAAAAGAAAAGTGTTAGAAAACAAAAAGATGAAATAAATTCTAAGCGTAGAACTATAAAGTCAGGTACTGAATTTCAAACAATAACTAGAGGACAATATCAAAGCGGTAAGAAAAATCGTTTATATACAGCCTATACCGACTATGATAAAAACATGTACGCTGATATGATGGGTAATTTTATGTATGATGGAAGAGGATATAAGAATACGTTTATGGTTAAAAAAGACATATCAGTAGCTAGTGACAAGGATGTAGTTAATACATTTATGAAAATAGCTAAAGAAAATCCTGAACAAGTGGCTAAGGATATGGCAAAAGCCTATAACGATAATGTTATATTTATGGAGAAAACAGCAAAATCATACAAGAAGAAAATTTCAAAACTTAATGACCCTGAAAGTAAAAAAGCTAAAAAATTAGCCGAGGAATTTGTATCTAATGCTGTATTGTCTAAGAAAGCAGAAACATCTAGTAATAATTTTTATGCTAATTTAGTAAAGCAAGGTTTTGACGCTTTAAGTGATATTAATGATAGAAAAGGTACTGCACAAGATCCACTGATAATACTGAATACAGACAAGATTAATCAAACTGGTTCTATTAAGTTAACGAAAGACGATTTAAAATACTATGCCGACTATACTATGACTAAAGAAATAAAGAAAAAGAAAAAAGATCTGTCATCAATTCAACGTTAGGAGGTGAGTTAGATGTGGAATTACAATAATGAACTTTATCATCATGGTATAAAGGGTATGAAATGGGGAGTTAGAAGAACTGCTGCCCAATTAGGGCATCCTACAGGGAAAATCGATTTAAATAAAACAAAAAATAAAGTAGATGCCGCTGGCACAATAGTTAAAGAAACAAGAAATATTAATAACACTACATCCAAAAAAGGTCAAAAGAAAGCGCAAAAACAAAAATTGTCTGAAGTTAAAATTATGTCTGACCAGGAGCTAAGAGAGAGAGTCAATCGACTAAATATGGAGCAACAGTATGTGAAAATGTCAGCTGAGCAAATTAATGCTGGGCGCTCAAATGTTAATTCTATATTAAACAATGTCGGAACTGCTATAAGTATTACAAGTTCAGCGTTATCTATAGCCTTGGCCATACAAAAGTTAAAAGGATAACAGAAAGGAGAACTCAAAATGGCATTATCAAACACAGCCACTCCAATCTATTATGGTAAGTTTAGAGATGCCGTTATAAGAGGAGAGATTCCGGTATGTAAAGAGATTTCCATGGAAATGAACCGTATAGATGAGCTGATAGCTAATCCTGGAATCTACTATGATGATCAAGCTATAAACGGTTTCGTAGATTATTGTGAAAATGAACTTACATTAACCGATGGAGCGGATTTACATTTACTAGACTCGTTTAAACTTTGGGCTGAACAAATATTTGGTTGGTATTACTTTGTAGAAAGAAGTGTATACGAACCTTCGCCTGATGGTCATGACGGTCGATATGTAACTAAGACTGTCAAGAAGAGATTAGTTAACAAACAATATCTCATCGTAGCCAGAGGTGCGGCCAAATCTATGTATAGCTCATGTATACAGAATTACTTCCTTAACGTAGATACTACAACTACTCATCAAATAACAACAGCGCCTACCATGAAACAAGCCGAAGAAATACTATCACCCATAAGAACTTCGATAACAAGATCTAGAGGACCTTTATTTCAGTTTTTGACTGAAGGCTCTATACAAAATACAACTGGCTCTAAAGCTAATAGAATGAAATTAGCGTCCACTAAAAAAGGTATAGAAAATTTTCTAACAGGTTCACTGTTGGAGATAAGACCGATGAGTGTTAATAAGCTTCAAGGTTTAAGATGTAAAGTGGCGACAATAGATGAATGGCTTTCTGGCGATATAAGAGAAGATGTCATAGGTGCAGTTGAACAAGGTGCCTCTAAATTAGATGATTATTTAATAGTTGCTACAAGTTCAGAAGGGACCGTAAGAAATGGTAGTGGTGATACAATCAAAATGGAATTAATGGAAATTCTTAAAGGCGAATACGTTAACCCACATGTTTCGATTTGGTATTATCGACTTGATGATATAGAAGAAGTTAATAATCCTAGAACTTGGTTAAAAGCAAATCCAAATTTAGGAAAAACAGTCACATATGAGACTTATCAGTTAGATGTTGAAAGAGCTGAAAAAGCTCCGGCTACAAGAAATGATATTTTAGCAAAACGTTTTGGTATTCCAATGGAAGGTTATACATATTTCTTCACTTATGACGAAACTCTTCCGCATAGAAAAAGAGATTTCTGGCAAATGCCGTGTGCACTAGGAGCCGACTTATCGCAAGGTGACGACTTCTGTGCATTTACGTTCATGTTTCCTTTAAGAGATGGTGCTTTTGGAATTAAGACTAGAAACTATATAACGTCTAAAACTCTTCATAAGTTACCAGGGGCTATGAGATTAAAGTATGATGAATTCTTACAAGAAGGAAGTCTTATAGTATTAGAAGGAACAGTTTTAGATATGACCGAAGTCTATGAAGACCTCGACGCTCATATAATCGAAAGAGATTATGACGTTAGATGTTTTGGATTTGACCCATACAATGCAAAAGCATTTGTTGAAAGATGGGAATCTGAGAACGGTCCATTTGGAATAGAAAAAGTTATACAAGGCGCTAAGACAGAATCTGTTCCATTAGGTGAATTGAAAAAATTAGCAGAGGATAGAATGCTATTATTTGATGAAGAACTTATGACATTCGCCATGGGTAACTGTATAACTCTTGAAGACACAAATGGCAACCGAAAATTATTAAAGAAAAGATATGAGCAAAAGATAGACGCAGTTGCCGCTATGATGGATGCATATGTTGCTTATAAATTAAACAAAGATGCATTTGAATAGGAGGTGAGATGAGTTGTGGAATTATATCATCATGGTATAAAAGGAATGAAATGGGGAATTAGAAGATGGCAAAATGAAGATGGAACTAGGAACGCTAAAGGTAGAAAACGATATGGAGAAGATCGATATAAAGATTATGGCGATGGTCGTATAGAAATTAAAAAAGGTGCTAAATTACAAAGAATAGTATTTGACAAACAAACAGCTAAACAAAATATTAAAGGTCAAACTTATGCGTCTATCGGAAAACACGATAATAATATGTATATGAATACTCTGAGTAAAGCTGGAACATCAAAAGTATTAAACATGACAGCAAAAACTACTTTAAAATCTCCATCAACAGATGAAGCAGCAAGTACCTTTTTTAAAGTTCTGAGAGATAATCCAACTGCATTAAAAGAGTATAAAGATGCTATGTCAAAAAATGCCGATTATTTACCTGTTAATGACGATAAAAAATTTAAAAAACATATGGATGAAATAATCAAAGGAAATGTTAGCAATAAAAAGGATGATGGTTTGAATTTGGATTTATATTATCTCAATGCTAACTATTTATTTGTAGATGATAAAAACATACCAACAGCAAAGAAATTATTTTATCAGGAGTTAAAAAACAAAGGGTATAATATGCTTCGTGATGATTATGATACAGTAACAAATTATGGTGCAGTTAAATCTCCAATAATATTATTAGATGGAGAGGCATCTTTATCTATCGAATCTGAAAAAGTAGTTAGCAAAGCTATGTTAAAAAAAGCATCTAAATATTGCAATAAGTACGCACGAAAAGGCGAAAAATGGGCTAATAAACAATGTGGAATAACATAGGAGGTGAGTCAAATGTGGGAGTATAATCATACCGATGAATTATATCATCATGGTATAAAAGGTATGAAATGGGGAGTTAGAAGAGCTAGACGACAAAATGCGAAAGTAGACAAAAGTTTTAAAAAATGGAAAGAGAATAGTGATAAAAAGTCCAACGCTATTGATCTTGGTAAAAAAGCTAATATCGCACGTATGGACTATGAAAGAGACAGATCGAATAAAGAATTAAAGAAAACTTATAAACAGGCTAATAGAGATTATAAGAAAGCTTTAAATTCCAACACTACATACCGAAAAGGAGCTATAAGAGGTGAAGTTGGAAAAGATGCTTCTAGAAAATATTTAAGTGAAGCTAAAAAAGTTCAGAAACAATTAAACTCTGATCCGAATAATAAGGCTCTTAAGAAACAATACAACTATTTACAAGGTCAGCATGATGTGCAAAGAGCTAAAGCTAGAAAAGCACCAGAAGTAGGAGCAAAGAGGAGCGCTAGAAAAGCTGCAGCTAAACGTGCAATGACTATGAGTGTAAAAGCAGCTGCCACTGCAGCAGCAATAGGTGTTGGTACAAAAGTTGTTAATGATGTAATGATGTCTAATAACGTAACTTTTAATGGACAGCGAGTTAAATTTAGTGCACAAAATGTAAACAGCGCAATAAACGCTATTAACAAAGGAAAAGAATTTATGGGATTCTTCTATTAATAAAGTAGGAGGTGAAAACGTCAAAATGGCTTTTAGTGATAGACTAATACATGCATGGAATGCCTTCCTGAATAAAGACCCAACACCAAGATATAATTATGGCGAGCACATAAGTAGTTATAATCCTTTTAGAATGCGCCTAACTAGAGGTAATGAAAGAAGTATTGTCGTATCTGTTTACAACAGAATAGCATTAGATGTAGCATCTATAGATATTATGCATGTTAAATTAGACGATAATGGTCGTTTTGTTGAGGAGATGGATACTAGTTTAAATGAGTGTTTAACTCTTAGTGCAAACATGGACCAGACAGCAAAAGCGTTTATACAAGATGCCGTTATGTCTATGATGGATGAAGGTTGTATCGCCATAGTTCCTGTTGATACTACTATAAATCCTAATATATCTGGCTCTTATGATGTAAATAGTTTAAGAGTAGGACAAATACTGGAGTGGCGTCCACAGCATGTTAAAGTTAGAATATATAATGATAAAACTGGACAGAAAGAAGATCTACTATTACCAAAAAGTATGGTCGCCATAATAGAGAATCCTTTATATGCGGTCATAAATGAACCAAACTCAACTATGCAACGTCTTATAAGAAAACTTAATCTTTTGGATGTTATAGATGAACAAAGTGGTTCTGGTAAATTAGATTTAATTATACAATTACCTTATGTTATCAAATCAGAGGCAAGAAAACAACAAGCTGAAAATAGACGTAAAGAAATTGAAATGCAGCTTACAGGTTCTAAGTATGGTATAGCCTACACTGATGGAACCGAAAAGATAACACAGTTAAATCGACCAGTTGAGAACAATCTAATGAAGCAGATTGAATACTTAACGAGTATGCTATATGGCCAGTTAGGAATCACTCAGACTATATTAGATGGTACAGCTGATGATAAAACTATGTTAAATTATTACAATAGAACAATTGAGCCTATAGTTTCAGCTATAGTTGATGAAATGAAAAGGAAATTCCTAACAAAAACAGCTAGAACTAGAAAACAAGACATAGTTTACTTTAGAGATCCATTCAAACTAGTTCCAGTTAATGATCTTGCCGAGATTGCTGATAAATTAACACGTAATGAAATAGCGACATCAAATGAAATTAGACAAATTATGGGATGGAAACCATCCGAAGACCCTGACGCAGACGAATTACGTAATAAGAACTTAAACAAAAATGCTGAAGAAATCGAGAATGCGCCAGAAGTTCAAAATGCAGTAGACGATACTGAGAAGAAGGAGGAATAGTTAGATGAAGTATGACTTTAGTGGATGGGCAACTAGAAATAATATTAAATGCTCAGATGGTAGAACAATTTTAAAAGATGCCTTTAAGCAACATGATGGGCAAACTGTTCCACTAGTATGGAATCATCAACACAATGAATCAGCTAATGTATTAGGTCATGCAGTATTAGAAAACAGAGACGAAGGCGTTTACGCTTATTGTACTTTCAATGATACAGAAGCTGGTAAGAATGCAAAACTACTAGTAGAACATGGTGATGTTACAGCTTTATCTATTTACGCTAATCAACTTAAACAAAAAGGTTCAAATGTAATGCATGGAACTATAAGAGAAGTAAGTTTAGTGTTAGCTGGTGCTAATCCTGGAGCTTTTATAGACTCTGTAATAAGACATGGCGAATTTTGCGATGACGAAGCAGTTATATATACAGGTGAAGAATTAGCACTATATCATGCTGATAACGACCCAAGTAATAAAGAAATTAAAGAAGATAAAAAGGGAGATGATAAAGTGGACAATAATGAAAAGACTATCCAAGATGTATTTGACACTTTAAATGAAGAGCAAAAAAATGTTGTATATGCTCTAATAGGGCAAGCTTTAGAAGATAAAAGTATGGCTCAATCTGCCATAGAAGAAAATGAAAATAATATTGAAGAAGATGGAGGAGAACAAGAAATGAAACATAATGTATTTGAAGGTAGAGAAGAAATGAAAGATAATGTATTATCACATGATGCTATAGAATCTATATTTAAAGATGCTAAAAGATATGGATCTTTAAAAGAAAGCTTTTTAGCACATGCTGACGATTATGGTATCAAAGATATAGAATGGTTATTCCCAGATGCTAAAAATGTTAATGTGCCACCAGATTTTATAAAAAGAGATGACTCATATGTACAAAAAGTAATGAGAGGTGTTCATCATGTACCATTCTCTAGAATAAAATCTATGTTCGCTGATATAACTGCTGATCAAGCAAGAGCTAAAGGTTATATCAAAGGTCACTTAAAGAAAGAAGAAGTATTCACACTATTAAAAAGAACTACTACTCCAACAACTATATACAAAAAGCAAAAATTAGATAGAGATGATGTTGTGGATATAACAGATTTCGATGTAGTAGCATGGTTAAAAATGGAAATGAGAATGATGCTAGACGAGGAAATAGCAAGAGCTATATTAGTAGGTGATGGAAGAACTAGTGCTGATGATGACAAAATCAATGAAATGTGTATAAGACCTATATCTACAGATGAGGATTTATACTGTGTTAAAGCTCCTGTTTCTGTAGCAGCTAAAGCAACTGAAGATGAAATAGCAAAAGCATTTATAAGAACAGTTATAAAATCTAGAAAAGAATACAAAGGATCAGGAAGTCCAACTTTATTCACTACTGAAGATGTTATAACTAATTGCTTATTATTAGAAGACAAAAACGGAAGAGTAATATATGACACAGTTGACAAATTAGCTACAGCTTTAAGAGTTAAAGAAATAGTGCCTGTTGAAGTTATGGAGGGTGCTAAAACTAAAGTTAACAAAGTTGAAAAACCTTTAATGGCTATCATGGTTAACCTAGTTGACTACTATGTTGGTGCTGATAAAGGTGGAGCTATTAATATGTTCGACGATTTCGATATAGATTACAACCAACAAAAATACTTAATGGAAACTAGATGCTCTGGTGCATTAGTTAAACCTTTCTCTGCTATAGCAGTGGCATTAGACCAAGCTGCAGATTCAGCTTCAGTTTAGAATAGAAAGGAATAATTCAAAATGGCAAAGTTTTGTGGATTAATCGGTTATGCTCTAACTGTCGAAACAGAACCTGGTATATATGAAGAACAGATAACAGAGAACATGTACTTCGGAGATGTAATACGAAACTCTAGACGATTACAAGAAAGAAGTAAAATAAACGACGACATTAATATATCAAATCAGATTAGCATCATAGCCGACCCATTTGCCAATAATAACTTTCATGCAATGCGCTATGTTGTATTCATGGGAGCTAAATGGAAAATAACAGATGTTGAAGTTCAGTATCCAAGATTACTGTTAACGATTGGAGGCTTATACAATGAATAGAAGATTAGAACTACAATCAAAACTTGAGGACATAATGCAAAACAAACATGTATATTTTCAGCCTCCAGCATCTGTGAAATTAACTTATCCATGTGTAATTTATACAATTGGTGATGGCGACACTAAGCGTGCTAATGATAGTATATACCAATATATTAATAGTTATTCATTAATGTTTATTTATAAACAACCAAATATTGATATAATAGAAAATGTTTTAAAAGAATTTCAAATGTGTAAGTTTGAGAGAACATATTGTAGTGACAATTTATATCATTACGTGTTCATGATTTATTATTAAAATTAAGGAGGAAAGCTAACATGGCTAAAATAGTTTGGGATGAAAGTGGTAAACGTCTTTATGAAACAGGCGTAAAAAATGGTGTATTATATTTACAAGATGAAACTGGAGCATATAATAAAGGTGTAGCATGGAATGGTCTAACTGCTGTTACAGAAAGTCCTTCTGGAGCAGAAGCAACACCATTATATGCTGATGATATAAAATACTTAGAACTATTCTCAGCAGAAGAATTTGGAGCAACTATAGAAGCTTATACTTATCCAGAAGAGTTTGAAGCTTGTGACGGTTCTGCATCTTTAGGAACAGGTGTTACTATAGGTCAACAAGATAGAAAAACTTTCGGATTATGCTATAGAACAGTTCTAGGTAATGATGTTAAAAGTAATGAATACGGATACAAACTACATTTAATTTATGGTGCAAAAGCTGCTCCTAGTGAAAAAGGTTATAAAACAATAAATGATAGCCCAGAAGCAATAACTTTCTCATGGGAAATAACTACAACACCTGTAAATGTAGCAGGATTTAAACCTACAGCAAGTATAACTATAGATTCTACTAAAATAGACCCTGAAAAATTAAAAAAAATAGAAGATATGTTATACGGTGAGGGAGCAACTGAAGCTAAATTACCATTGCCTGATGAAATAAAAACATTACTTGCTTCTGCATAATTGTTGGATAATTTATTTTTATAATGTATAAAAAGAGTCCTCGCATTTTTTACGGGGACTCTTATATTTTAATTTTTGATTAAGGAGAGATTTGAATATGTTAAAGAAAACTGTAACTTATACTGATTATAATGGCGTTGAAAGAACTGAAGATTTCTATTTCAACCTATCTAAAGCTGAGGTAACTGAAATGGAATTATCCGTAGACGGAGGACTAGCTCAAATGCTAGAAAACATCGTTAACTCAAAAGACAATAAAGAAATAATACGTACTTTCAAAGACATAGTACTAAAAGCGTATGGGGAAAAATCACCAGATGGAAGAAGATTCATCAAGAGTAAGGAATTATCAGATGCATTTTCTCAGACAGAAGCATACAGCGAAATATTTATGGAATTAGCACTTGATGATAAAGCTGCTACAGATTTCATAAATGGTATATTACCTACTAGCATGAAATAGAAAGGTTAAGGTGACTGGAGATGTTAAAAATAACTGTACCTGCAATGGAATACTACGATGAAGTTAATAATGAATTTATATTATTCAAGGAACAGTCCTTACAACTAGAACATTCTCTAGTCTCCATTTCAAAATGGGAAGCTAAATGGCATAAACCATTTTTAGATGGAAAAGATAAAACACTTGAAGAAGTAATAGATTATGTTCGTTGTATGACAATAACCCAGAATGTTAATGCAGAAGTGTATACCCGCCTAACTGAAAATAATTTAAAAGATATAAATGAATATATAGAAAACCCAATGACTGCTACGACCTTTAGTGATACAAATCAAACCCCTAATAGGGAAATTATAACCTCTGAAATAATATATTATTGGATGGTTGCTTTTAATATCCCCTTTGAATGCCAAAAATGGCATATTAATAGATTATTAACTCTTGTAAAAGTATGCAATATTAAAAACGCCCCTGCTAAAAAGATGGGACGAAATGAAATACTACAACGAAATAGAGCATTAAACGAAGCGAGAAAGAAAAAATTAAATACTAAAGGATAGGTGAATGCCATGAATTCATTCGATCGTGTTGCTAATAATCGTCATAAAAATAATAATAAACGTATTGCAAAAGAAATTATAACTGGTAAAAAGAGTAAATCATGCAGCAAAGAATTAAGAACAGCTGGGTATAACAAACACATAGTTGACGAGAGAGTTAATACCATGCTTAGAAAAAGAATGAATTTATCAATACATGAAGTAGCAGAAGAGGTTGTAGAAGGTAAATGGGGAGAAGATGAAATTTGTAAAACATTATTAGAAGAAGCGGGATATAATTATAACGATGTTATGCATGAGATCCAACGTCTTAATAAATAAAGGCGGTGAGATTGAACAATGAAAATAAGAATCACTAGCAAAGGTGATTTCAATAAAACATTTAAATTTTTAGAAAAGATGAAAAATTTTCAGATTAGACAGATACTTGAACGCTATGGGCAAGAAGGCGTATCAGCGTTATCTAGCGCTACT